ATCCGGATGGCAGCAAGATCATTGTCGAAGACTCCCGAGCCACTCTCCGCCAGAACCCAGATGGGACGTTCAACGGGTTAGCAACAGTAGGAACCCGATACGTCACTCAACAAAACCGTGACTGCCTGCAATACGCACTCGACATTGTCGGGGCTTCAGCTGGCGATGCGGTTGTTGACACATGTGGCGTCCTTCATGATGGTCGCCAGTTCTTCGCCTGTATTGACATGGGTGCACTGATCATCGATCCGGTGGGCATCAACGACAAGCTTGAACGGTACCTGCTTGTACACACCGGTCACGATGGGAAGATCGCTATTACCTACGCCAATACGGCGATTCGCAGCGTGTGTAACAACACCGTTACTCTCGGCAAGAGGCAGGCCAAATCTGTCTTCACCGCTAAGCACACGCGTAACGCTAAGGCAGCAATTGATCACGCTAAAGAAGTTCTCGGACTCTCTACTGCGTGGGCTGACAGCTTCAAGAACACGGCTAACCAAATGTTAGCCACTCCAATAATTGCAGGTTCACGTCAATTTGACGGACTTTTGAATGTCGTTCTCCCACCAAAAAGCAACGAAACCACCAAACAACGTTCGAATCGTGAAGAAACAGGAGCTGTCATACGGCGCCTATTCACCTCATCACGGAATGCAGGCGGTTACGGGTACAACGCTTGGTCTGCTTATAACGCAGTTGTTGAATATTTTGATCACAGTCGTGACGCAGAACCCAAAGACCGTGCATTGGCCTCAATGACCCACAATTCATGGGTTTCCGGAAAGAAATCGACAGCCGAAGAATACCTTCTGTCCCTTTAGGGCGTCTCCGCATGGCACAATAGGGGAAGCTACTCTCATCGAACAGAGGGGACTCGTATGTCTGATGAAGAACAAGAATCGACGGATACTGAAGAAGTAAGCCGTCAGGAACTAATCGAATTCTTGGGCGACTTCATGTCAGGCACCATGCGCATCGAACAGGTGTACCGCTCCCATCTTTGTTCCACTCTCGTACAACGGGTGTTCACCGAATTCGGCCCAGAGGGTCTCGCCGAGATGATGCTCAAAATTGACGAAACTGGCGGGTGGATCTCAGACATCTTGCTGGAAGCCCCGGATCTGGAGAACGCCATGTTCGACAAGTTCGGCGTGTTTGACCCACAAGTAACAGCAAAAGCCAGAGACACCAAAGCTATGTACGAAATGAACAAGAAGATTTGGCGACTACGCAAACGCTACGCCAAGCTGATCGTAGACGAGATTTTCGAAGAAACCGAAGAACCTCAACCTGTTACGCCTGAACCTGAGACTGAGTAGTGTCTCACTTTTGGGGCAAGCTAGTCCGGATGATTCCAAAGTTCACGGGTACCCCAGAAGAAGCCAAAGTCAACACCCAATCCCACAGTTGGAGAGTCGTTCACCTCACCGATCGATTCAACGAGGTTTCCGACCCGACCCTCAAAGTTACTGAATGCTCCCGATGTGGCGTGCTTGCAACTCACCACGCTTCCAGCTACCCCTGCGGGACTCCCCCGGAGGAGCTGTCACTAGAGCAGTTGGTAAATGAGAAAGGCCCCACTCTCAAGCCTTAGCCTGAAAGTGGGACCTCTCTATTGTCCGATGCCCCTAGGTGGATGGAGGGGAAGGGGTTCCTAAAGGCCCCAGACGGATCTGTGTATTTCAGCTACGACTCTAGCCTGTCCGTGGCTCGAACACTGCATCTCAAAGATTTGAGAGTCTGTCTGGCCTCCGGTTGGGCTACTGAACCATAGTTGACAAATCTTCGATCCTTCGTCAACCTGCACCCCTATCAGTGAACCTTTCACCTTCATGGGTACCTTTGGTCGTTCTTCGGTTTCTGTCTTTTCCATTTCTAACCCCTTCCATGGGTTGTTGTTCCTTATGAACTACAACTTAGTACAGTAAGGAAGGGTTGTCAAATCTTATGACGGATTTCTTTATGATTTCCGATATTTCTTTTTCAGTGGTATTTCGCGAGGGGGAGGATCAAACCACTCAGTCTTTGTCGTCCTCTTTTTCGGATCAAACGTCACTTTCCCGAACGGAGTCACCCACTCGGTCACAACTTCTTCGTCATCGAGCTCTTCAGCCCCGCCGTTCACTTCTTCGTTCCGATTCGGTTGACGCTAATCAACTCTTCGTAATAGTCCGCTCGCCTCTGGTCTGCTTCCTTCTTGCGTGCGGCACGACGCTTTGCTTTGGCCGGACCCAGCTTGGCCCTATTCCTTATGTGTTGTTGCGTCTTCTTACGTTTCTTCCGCATCTAACGAGACTAGCGCAGGAGATTGCGTCGGAAGATCACCATTGACCAACCATTCAGGGCGGATCTCTTTCCACCCAATCGCTTCACACTGCCATGCCCTACTTTCATCCTCAATAGTGAGAGTAATGATGTCCCCTACCATCATCGACCGAACGCCCAACCTTGCGGGTAAATCACCGGCTTCGATGTTCTGAAACTTCTTGAAGTAGTAGTCCAACCATTTGGGACCATCTTGATCCTCCCAAACATCTGAACCAACGTGTGCCACCACCTCGTGGAACACTTCGACTAATGCGTCGGGGCTGTGCTCTACTGGTGGACTCAGTGGAGTTTTGGCCATCCAACTTGGATCTTTGCGATAGTAAATCGCCACCTCATCCATGGGTCGTTTTCTTTCTTTCATCGACGTAATACTCCTATCGAACTGTTCGCTATGAACGGTGCGCCTTCCGGTCCAACAACTGCGTCAGTCACCCGATGCTCCACTCGCTCGCATGTCTCACAGACACGCCAGTTGTAGTCGTCCTTATGGGGACGCCATATGTGCCTGCATGTCGGTTCACCTGCGTGACCCTTGTTTCCACGCCAGTGACCGATTCGGTGATGACGAGTGGCTAATGGCCCCCTCTTGTAGAACCTTCCCTCCCTACGGAGTCCTTCTTCTACGGGCTTGCGTAATGTGTAAACCCTTATGGGGGTGTCCTTCTCGAACCCACGCTTTTGGAACTTCCGTTGCGTTGAGCGATCTACGCACTGGCTTGGTGCGATGCACTCTGACAATCGGTAGTCCTCGCCGAGCATGCGGATGATTTCACATCCGTAGGCGATCATGAACCACATGTCTGATGTGTATTCTTCGCCCTGCTCTTCGGTCATCTGGAAGAACGTCTTCGTGCTTTTGCCATCCTTGTTCAAGTAGATGTTCTGGCCGTCGTCGACATTGATCTTGCTCGCGCCTTCTTGGTCAGGGCGAAGCAATGGTCGAGTTCGCTCACCCTTGGGCGAGTTAGTTCTTGGTGACCAGTAGTGGTATGGAAGTAACCGCTGAATGACCTGACCGTTCAATCCGAGTCCGATGCCACCGGCTGGGCCGTCGAGGTCGTGATGCATCCTTGATATCTCTATGGCCCATCGTTCGGCGTCAATCGCGGCTTCGAGCATTCTCTCAGTTTCGTCCCCTACGAACTCCGCAACCGCTTCGACGTTATGCGTTATGCCCTCGAACTCCGTTCCACGGTATGGATCAGTAGTCCAAAACGGCTTGTTGTCGATCCAGTTCAGGGCACAGTTGAGACTGTTCCACATCTGGTCGCAAATCCAGTAGAGGGTGACGGTGTCTCCCTCTGTGTTCCACGCGATAGCCGGAGTGATGTCCTCTTGTCCGATGTAGCGCGTCTGCTTTTGAAAGTTCATGTCGCTAGTCACGGGTAAAAACACGATGCCACTTGGGGTGACGAGTTCGTGTGGGTAAATGACCGCTTCGGTTTGACGGATCATCCTGAGCGCGGCTTGGTCACCCATCTCAGGGGTAACGTAAAACACCTTGCCGTGAATGCCCTTCTCGAACCCCCTTCTAAAGCTCCTCTGTACGGATGGTGCCATAGTGTCACCGGTTAGCGCACGGGCTTCCATCATCGCTTCAACGTGAGGTGGAAGTGGGGTATTGCCATGTTGTAGATAGTGCAGGGGATCGACTGCCTTCCTCCACCAGTCCATGTACCCCTTACCCAGATCGCTCTTAACCCACGCACGCAAGTCACACACATCATGTGTTAGCGCCACAGCGAGGTCCTTGGGAATAAGACTCATAATGCCAGCCTATCGGTTATGACAACTCAACACAACCTCACGCAACAGAAGTTTGATTCAATAGACTTTCGATCACGGCCCCAGCGACGGGGCTCCCAGAGCTCCCGGCTGCGTCACCACCTTCGGTCGCCGTATTCACAACTAATCGCTTTGCTTCAATCAAATCGTAAATCTCTTCATCAACTGTGCCTGCCGTCAACATGTACGTCGCCATCACCGAACCCTCTTGTCCGATGCGATGTAACCGTGAGTAGGTTTGGTCGACATCCGCTGGCGTCCATGGTTCCTCAACGAACAGGATGTCCTGCGCTGCTGTCAACGTATGGCCTGTCTTCGCCGCTTGGATGCTCAGAACGATTACCGGATCATCTTCCTCTTGGAACCGCTTTTTCGCGTCTTCAACCGCTTCGACCGACATTCCCCCTTGGATTTTGAGACCTCCATGTCGGTTGGCAATCTCATCCACGATGTCCCTGTGGTGTGCCGCAACCACTACTTTTCGACCTTCATCTACCCTCTCTGCTATCCACTCTTCGACGTGAGCCATCTTCGCCTTCGCTGCGAGTCGCCTCAGAACCGACAGTCTCACTAAATGCTGGTTTGATTCAGCACGGAACCTTGCCCTTACGGCTGCCGACCCCACGGGTTCGCCCAACTCTCGGGCAATCTCCTTTGCACGGTCAACAAGGTACTGAACGATGTCGGCTTCCGCTTTCTTGTACTCCTTCATAGCTGCGGCAGCCCCGTCAACCAGAATCGGGTTGTGTAACACGGGAGGGAGTTCCTTCATCACTTCGTCTTTAGTACGACGGATGTAGCAGGTGGAGCGCAACTTATCGTTGAGTTCTTCAAGGTTGGAGTGCCCCTCCAGATGCCATTGCCCCCACTTGTCTTTGAAAGCACCGCAATACCTGCGATAGAAGCCCCACTCTCCTCCGAACTTGTCGATTTGTCCAATGATTTCGAGTTGGGCTGCGTACTCCATTGGTCTGTTCGTTATGGGCGTCCCCGTCAGCATCAGGATCGGGGCCTCCGGGGAGCTACGAGCCATCTTCTTCGCTGCCTTCGTTCTTTGCGAGGTTTTGTTTTTGGCGTAGTGACTTTCATCGAAAATGTAGCCATTGTGACTTGACAACTGGGTCTGCCATGCATTAAGGTTACTGTAACCTACAATGAGTACCTCATAAGCCGTAGGGAACTCTTTGCGGTTCTTGACTACTTCTACAGTTCTGTGTGGCAGAAAGCGTTCATATTCGCGCTTCCAGTTCAGAACAAGGTTCGGCGGGCAAACGACAACTGCCGGATAGGCGTGCAGAACTTCTAATGTTCCTATCCCTTGCAACGTTTTTCCCAAGCCCATCTCATCTGCGATGAAGCACCGTTCCGCTTCAACCGCATAGTTGATGCCTGCCTTCTGATACGGGAACAGCTCAGCCAGGAGCCCCGCAATCTCCAGATCGGCGTCAGTAGCCCGACTCGCATCTCGCAATGCATCTAGTTGCGCTTTGACCAACGCTCCCTCGTTTGCGACCTCTGGGTGAACAGAGATGCCGAAGATTTCTG